GTTGCCGGCAAGCTTTAAATTACCGCCGTCAGTGATAGTCGGAGTTGAATCGAATTGAAGATAAACAACTGTACCTTCTTTTTTTGCTGCAATTGAATCTATTCCAGTGGTTCCGGTAATATCGAAGTAATTACCATCATCGCCCAGGGTGAATGAGTTTGCTATAGTCGCAACATCGGCACCTTTTTGAAGTCGTAAATTATTTATTTTTGCCTGAGTTGTTACCGTTAGGTTTAATATTGTTTCGCTTACGCTGAACCCGGCTACCGCTACCCCCACCATTACCAGCACCAGACTTACTATGAACGTTTTTAGACTTACTTTCTTCATTTTCAAATGCCTTTGATTTAATTACTTTCCAATTATCAATTGGATGCATGAATATCATAGCTTGATTACGGCGCCTAAGCAGATTGCCCTCGGCGTCAGTCACCTGCAAGATAACTGTGTCTTGAGGTTTAATCCAATTGCCGTCAAGTTTAATTCTGTTTTTTGGGTATAAATTCATCACGTCTCCAAATAATCCAATCGGGGAGCCCAGAGAAACCCCCCGATTGAGAAAGAAATTAAGGTGCAATAGCGTTAGTGATTAAATAACCAACTGACGGAGCTACAAGCTCAGTGTCAACATCATGGTCATTATCAACAAACGTATTTTGACTTGGCTCATCGAAATAACTCCGCATACGAAAGTCCTTATATGCGAAATTGTAAGCCAGTGAAATCTGCTCTTTGCCTGGAGCCGGTGCGCGATGAAAAATCAAAGCGAAATTACCCCAAGCATAAGAAGGATTAAATGCTAGCCCTTCAGCGTTGGCGTTAAACTGTGCCTCTGCAACCCGATAATCTAAGCCAAACAAATTTCCAATCTTGGCCTGTGTTATATCGCTAAATCCGGTTGACTCATTATCACTGATACGAGCAGCAACCTCAGGATGAATCATAATATTGCTGTGTATGTCGTGACTAACAATCATGCTATTAGCCTTTGCCGCATCACCCTTAATTACGGCGTCTTTCCCTGTATTGACATCGGCAAAAAGAGGTGATGCTGGGTCACTCCAGAAAAGAAGACCAGCCCCACCCGTTAGGGTTCTTTTGTTTGCAGCTGCATAACTTGCAGCAGTAGTAACCAATGTAGTGACCCTAACTTCATGGGCAAGCAAATCGGCATCTGTAACCATGTTCATTTTTAAGCGTCTAAGGTCTGCACCACTACCACCGCCTTGAGCGAAAATATCAAGCTCCTTTTGGTCGTAGGCTGCGCGAGAACCGTAAGCGTTTGTGCTGAACGTTTTAATTGCTGCATTGAAATGAATTTGACGACTCACGCCATTTGCAGCCTTTTCGTTGTTTGGCTGTTGAAAGTTATTACCTTCATCAAATTCCCAATACTCGCCATTGGGCTTGTTACCTGTCATTATTGTTGGTGCAGCAAATTCTTGAATATATCCATCTGCTGCGTTTCTCCTGTCAAGTGACAGTCTCGTTAGGAGAGGATCGGAATTTCCATATCTTGATGACATTCTTTAATTCTCCTTAAAAGATACCTGCGTCAGATACTTGACAATTGATTACTTGTTCTATAATACCGGTCTCCAAAGCCACGCCAAAAATCTGGTCTCCGGTAGTAGCCGTAATAGCCTTCCCAATCGCATTGCCTTGCAATGGGTCTCCTTTTGTTACGGATGCACCTAATATTACCTTTGATTCACCGGTTGTACGAACATTGGCATGTTTCACCTTTGTGCTACCATCTAAACCAATATCCTGCAAAATGCCCAAAATTTGACCACCTGCACTATCGTTAAGTAAAGCCGAATTGGTCGTAGTTCCTTGTTTTAGAAGAAAGAACCTCTTCGTTCTAAGGTCTTCAGAGAGAGTATAGCTCTCATTAAACCCTTGTCCTTGACTAGCCATAATTAATCCTCGTAGTCTTGTTTCTCGTACTCAGCCATCAATTTCGACTGGTCGAGTTTCATGAATTCATAGGCCTTGGTGAAGCTGCATTTGTTTTCCGCAGCATATTTATTTACCATAGCCATGACATCTTTCTTTTGCGATGTGCCATCAGAGGCAATCGCACCTTCACCTTTATTATTAAGTAGAACCAAATCATGTCTTTTTGGCATTGACTTCATCGTTTCCACATACATATCGTAAAGAGTCTGGGTATGCGATACTCTATCCGAATCGATGTCAACATAAGCAAACATGGCAGTAGCCAGTTGCGCCGCGTCAATCTTGAGTTCGGATGCAGAGAAAAGATTCTTAAGTACATCTTTACGTTTTTGAAGTTCTGTTTGATTTTGATTATCGGCAAGGCACTTGATAATGCCGTCCGTTGCTGTCTTGTCCGCTTTCAGTGATTGTACTTCACTTGCAAGCTTTGTTATTTCTTGCTGAGCGACTGCATTAATAGTATTGTTAATTTTACCACCATCTATCTCTCCGTTCTCATCTTCGTTGCTCTTTAATTTCGTGAAATGCTCAAGAGCCTCATCCAAAGTTTTAACTCCAGCAAGTTCGGTGAATTTGTTAGCTTCCATTATAGTAAGCTCCTTTTTGTCTGTAATTTCCTCCAATGCAAACATTTTGAGTTGACCACCATCATCGGCAAACTCATATGTTGATAGAAGTTGATTTTTACTCATGTTTCTTAAGAAAGGTGTATTCGTTAATGCGAGACCAGTAACAGTAAATCCCTTATCTTCCCCCTTTTCGTTCTTAAACTTATCGCTAAACTCAGCAGATGAAAACAAGAACTCTTCTTTCTCGATAAATTCTTTAGTCTCGGGCAATATCTCAACACGAGCAAAAAGACCGGTGCCTCGTTTGAATATCTCCGTTCCCAACCTACCAACTCCAAACCAACCGGCAGCAGCCGATATTTCAGGATTGGGATTATCTGAGTTATGCTGAAAGTTCAACACAATCTCTTTAGCGGGTATACCCTTGTTGAAATTTTCTATGGCTGTGTCGAACTGTTTATTTCCCAACGTAAATTCCTGGTCTTCCCCAAAGAACGATGGCCGCTTGAATTTGCCCTTCTTGAATATCTGAATCTCGGCAAACAGCTTGTCTTCGTGGTCTTCCGGATGTTTCTTGAATTGTATGTTGCTCTTTAAGGAAAAGTTACTCATTGTTTAGCTCCAAAATTATTACCTTATCTTGTCTTCTTTCTGCTTTATGTGTCCATCTCTTAAAGTCCTTATTTTCTCCTGGACGAGAAGAATAAGAATGAAAAAATGGTTGCGGTCTTTTACCCCAAAAGTCTTTAAATCTAAATTCTGCATTCTTGCCATGCAATGTCATTCTCCAAAATAAAAAAAGCCCATGCGCTTTGAAGGGCGCATGGGCCGCGAAATGTGTTACATGTTCGATTGTCTGTTTGTTACATCTTCTTACATCTAATACCTATTATTGTTCAATTATGCAAGTTTTTTGTGGCTCCAGTTATCGATAGCGGCACCCTTCAATGTTGACGTTATCTCCCAATTGGCATAACTATAAGCATATAAGTAGCCGCAACAACTGATAGTAGCATCACCGAACCAGTAATTAATAGTAGGATGCTTGCTACGGCCGTTAGATTTTCTCTGAAAGAAAGTTTTCGTTTCGGTATCATATTCACCTAAGCATTTGTTGCATTTGCAGCAGCGGATTTCTGGTAGTTTATTATCAGACTTCAATTATTCTACCCATTCTAAGTTTATCCCGCGACAAAGGTCACCACCCAAACACCCATTGAAAACCCCTCTCGATACTGCAGACCATCGCGCCGAGCCTATTGTGATTATCTCTCCATCAATGGCAACGCAGGGCTGGCAGGTATTCGAGTCCAATATCTCAGAACGAACGACCTTATCTGTCCCCTGTGCTACTAACTGAGTATTACGCCCCATACCAAAGAACTCGGCCAGGCGCCGGTTAACGTCAAGTTTAAACACCCGGTCAGATACCCGCTCCAAGGCTTCCCTTATTGCCAACGTGTCCACGTTCCCTGATTTAAACTGAGATAAGATGATACTGCTCCATTCTGTTTGAAGCTTGTTGTAGAAATTAGATATGGTTACAGCTACAGTCGGCTTGATTGTTCTCCTTGCCTCGTTTGAGTCTTCTAGTATATCTTGAAAGGCATTCATTCCCCTTTCCAGTCTAACTCTAGCCTTACCAAACAGGAACAAGTCCTTGCCATGCTTGGATAGGGATTTCTCCATCTTAGTTCGGTTAGGTATGTTAAAAGCTTCGATTGCTGCTACCACGTCGTTTATGGACTTTTTTTTTACTATGAGTTCGGCTTTCTTAACCAGTCTATCCCGGGTGTCCTTAACAAAGCTGTTAAGCTCCTTCTGTGCTAGCTGTTCCCGTCTGTCTAGTTCGTCTCGCATGCTACCTATTTCGATTTTCTTTTCCAGCTTCTTTAGTTCCGGAGTGACTTGACGGCCTCTCTTTCTGTGTGCAAATTCAATAGATTTGTTTGTGGTTAATTTCTCTTCCTCTTCCTCATCCTCATCGTCGTCATCCTCTTCCGGCTCATCCCCCTGTGCGTCATCCGGACTACCCATAACCGGCACCATAGGTTTAGGTCTTTCCTCTGGTAGCTCAACTTCAGGCAATCCCAGCCTATCACGTAAAAACTCTTCGTCTTCGTTAGTTGCGGTTAAAAAACCGCCCTCCTTGGCCAGCTTAACAGATGCAACAAGAGCACTTATGTCATCTTGGTAAGCATCGTTTGAAACGTATTCGGGGAATTCTGTAACATTGGGGAAATTTAAAGTGACTAGCTGTTTGATTATGGATTGAGAGCCGAGGTAACCATTATTGAGAACTGAATCAATAAAATCTTGCTGTGCTGCTACGCCCATCTTGAAGAAATCGATATCCGCTGCTTGCTTAGCGAAACTACCGGCTGCGCTATCCCCTGTTGACTGCTGTAAGAAACCCGCGTTGATAGCTTCTACCATTTCCCGGTTCTCTGCTTCGATGAAGGGCAGCAGGTCTATCCCGAAGAAGTCTTTGCCACCGATAAAGTCAATCGTAAAAGCGCCTTCAGTCTCCAAAGCATATGACCTTTCATGCGAGCGGATTTTTTGAAGTACGTTCTTAAGTGCGGTTTTCTCGGCCTCACTTGCACCCCGTGCAATTTTACCTCTAGGCATACCGACCGCGCCACGCTCTGCTTGTATACCTTTAAGCTTGAGATATTTATCTTTTCTCCACCATGCCCCGTATATAGCGGCAAGTATAGCCTCCCCCTCGAAATTGGCGCCTTGCACCTCATTTGCTATATAGAAAACTGAGTCTATGCTTATATGATGGTCTTCAAATCTGTCTGTAGTGGAATTATATGCGTTCTCTTGGAAGATGGATTTAATATTAAAGTCTTCATCGGTGAACCACTTCTCAACGGTCTCCGGGTTTAACTCTGTGAATCGTTTCCAATATATTTGGTTGTCTATGTTCTGGGTTCTCTTGACCATCACCTGAAAACCAAACTGCTTATAGCGAAACATTCTTGTTTGGAATTCACGAAAGTCAAAAGTAGTTTTACCTCCCCAGAAAACATCTTTAACAAATTCAGCTATTTTCAAGTCTTCGTTATTGTCGCTGGCCGGGACTATTCTACCACCTGCGTTTAAAATGGGCAATTCGTTGGCACTGAGCAAGCCCTTTACAACTGGGTCACGCCGCATGTTCCGCATATCGATAAATCTGTTGTCGCGGTCTTCCCATCTCTTGTTGTGGCCATCCCAGTCTATCAGACCGAGATTGATAACCGTACCAGATGGAGCGCGCATAGCCTGAACTGCTGAGAGTGCTTTACCGAAGAAAGGGAATCTAGTTGCTAAGGTTGCCATTTATAAACTGCTCCTAGGTTCGGCTGTGCCGTCTTCCTTAATGAGGATGAATCTTATGTCATCAGGGTAACTCTCAGCATCTTCTTTGGTTATAAATCCAGAATCAATTGCAAGTGGGATACCAATAATAACATGACTAGGTATTACACCATCAAATTCACCGATATGTTTTCTTGCCCTTTCTATATCTTTGAGTGGGTCAGACGGTTGCTCCCATAGATTTTTCCTGTTCTCTTGCATGTCCTCTCTTCGTTCGCGTGACAATCTTGTTAGTATAGGTTTTTTGTTCAGTCTAGCCATTAACGTTCCTCAGCCTAAACGATGGTTTTATATTCCAAAAAACATTTACTTTCATGCCGTCATATTCGTCAATTAAATTCTGGATGCCATTCTCAAGCATAAATTGAAAATAAAAGCCGAAGGATATATCTAGGATGTTGGGATTGATTCCGGTTTGTTTCATCATTGAGCACTTGGCGTTATCTATTTGCGTCGTTATGTCTACCATTTACTTTTTTATTCCAGTTTTCAATGTCAATATTTATCTCAACTTGTGGCAAGCCGAAAAGTATGCGAGTGTTTCGCATGCTTAAAATATATTTATATTTATCCAATTTATTGCTGGTCTCTTTATTTATGTCTACCATGGCGCTACTTCCTCCTCCGGAGAATAATCCACCCCCTCCTCATCATGCCTTTCATCAACATTATCATAAAAATCAGATATTTTAACGGGAGATTCTTCAGCCATCATACCGTACCTGGTTTCGTCGGCCATATGGTCAATTGAGCATTTGAGGACATCTTCAACGTTTTTCGTGTCGTGTATCACTGATGTCATATGACGAAAATATTTTGGACAATAATCCTCAAAATAAGCAAACCCGCAATCAGAATCAACCTTTAAATGATTCTTGAGATTACGCCATCCTGCTATGCGGTCGTTGTTGGCGGGTACAAGATAAAGGCCGGCATCGTTGAATCCCTTCTCGGGGGCCACAACAAAGGTCTGCCTCATGCCACTTTCATCAATCGAAACCCTGCGCCTAGTCCACATGGACGGGTCTGCATAAGTTATCTTCGGCATGCGTCCGTTGGTTATCTTCAAATCGAGCAATTGCGTAACTATGTCGGACGCATATTCATTTGCGCTCTTTTCTTTCTCGTAATATTGCCAAATACGAATCTTTTTATTTGATATAGTATTGTAGGTGTACAAACCAAAACTGGTCGGGTTGGTTTCGCCATAATCAAGGCCGCCCCACAAATCCCAGTGGTCTGGTATCTGAAAAGATTCTATACCGTGTCTATCCTCTGATAAATCTTCAAAGTATTGACCTGCGAAGCTATCCCAATCACCATGTCTCCATGAGTCTCTAAGTTTGTCAGGCAGGTCATCCAAATATTTAATATAGCCAGGGTCTTTCTCCATACCGATAGGATTGTCTTCAGCTTTAGCCGGAACAAACACCCTCTCCCCTCCAGGCGCATTTATTCGAATTGTTTTGTATGGTGGTTTACCTTTTATATTCCATCTATCCCTAATCCATACATGGCCGGGACCACCCGGATTTGTATTAGCCATTATCCTTGCGTCCAGCCCAGGAATGCCTGACCTATTAGAGCCAAGTACTTGTATATAAGAGTCTTCACTTGATAGCTGGTTAAGTTCCTCAAACAGAATACGGGGTATCTCATCACCCATGTATTGCAGATATGAGTTTTCATCTTTGAGGTGACCACAGTAGAACAGGACTCCATTAGGAAACCGAAGCTCCGGTGCGTTTCCACCTATTACCTTTACGCCAAGTGACCGGTAAAAGTGTCCTGCGCGCCGGAGCCACCGTTTTAAATCTTTTAGGTTGCGTCTAATTATTAACGCTGTGTATTGCTCTAAGGCTTCTGGGTCATCCGCTAGTTGCTTGAATGGTTTGAGTAGCCAGGCTAGGCCAATTTCGGTTTTGCCCCCATATCTCGCGCCTCCGTATAGAAGCTCTTTACATTTGATGGTTAGAGCTTCAGTTTGGCGGCCGGGTTGTGGTTTCCAGATGTCAGTCATAACACATCCAAAACCACCCAGGCAGCCCATAAAAAAATTGCAATGTAGTAGACTAATTTAATTTTACGCTCTTTTTTGATTTGCTGTAGGTCGTAATTGGCCAATTTTTTCCAGATGTCAGGCATTTAATCTCTTATATCTATCACGCAAAGATTTTAATTCTTCGAGGCTTAAATCTTCAATCATCATTCCTGTCGCTGGCTTAATCGAATCTCTCTGCATTAAACCAAGCTCAAAACAACTTATTTCATAACCATCAGCACTTTTACTTTTAGATAAATTGTTATCACAGCATTTCTTAGCTTCCCTCTCTGAAATAAAGATTCCCAATATCTCAAACCCCTCATAATCCCAATGCTTCTCAGCAGTATAAACTTTCATCAATTCTCCTCCCGTTCAGGCATTAATAACCTCAATTTGAATTCTCCTCCTTTCATCTCCTCCGGGTTAAATTCAGGCGTCTTTATTTCATCTCCCCAAAACTTTATTTCCCCTGTAGAAAAAGACTCTCTTTCGCATGCATCGCATGTTGAAATTGTACCGTATGCTACATCGTAGTATCCTATCTCTACTACATCATTAACATAAACATAGAAATACCATGCACTGACACTTGGTTTATCTTTCTTGAAGTTCAATTATCCTCCGGGTTGTTAAACCGCTCCATAGCTTCGTAGCGCTGGCCTGCTTTAAATCCTTTGTTGTATTGGATTTCGTCTGGAGTTGTAGTTGGTGCATTGTATGAAAATTGAAAACTACTTATAGTACATTGATATGGACGTTCTCCAACATATTGCATAGTCATGTTATCTGGGTCTATCAATTTCCATCTTGGTATTGGGTCGTCAATGTCTGGTAGTTTAATGTTTGGATAAACAAGTTCATCCTTAGCCCTAGTTAACTTTAATGTAACTTCTTTCGGAACCTGCCCCCCAGACTTAAAACTTAAACACCATTCAATTATGTCTTTGTATAATTTATGTAGTTTCTTCATTCTTTCTCCTCCTCACTTAGTTTTTCTTGCTACTTCAATATAAACCGCATTATCTTTTACATCGCTTGATTTGTCGTATGTCCTTGGGTCGACTATGTCTGTCTTCATTATGTCTGCGGAACATGCGTATACAATCCAATTCCCCTGAACATGAACTTCGATGCATCTATCTTTATACTTACCATAGTTGTCGGGATTGATGGATAATGGGTTTTCAGGTATCCAGTCATAATCTGGATAGTGATAATTTATAGTTATGATTCCAGCAATTTCTAAGATAAACAGTCCAATTATTGCGCCAAGCACCTGACAACCCATGGCTTTTAAGTTAATCATTCTTTCTCCTCTTCTGGCCTCAAAAACTCAAGAACTTGCTCTCTGTTCTTCTCAAGGAATTGACTTTTCATGCAAGCAATAAGTTCAATGTTTTCCGCACAATCCCTGGCGTGTAAGACCGAGAGTCCATTCTTTAGCTTTTGTGCCATAACCGATATCAAGGCAAGTCTTTCTTTGGTTGTCCATTCTTTACTTGGTATCATTCTTTCTCCTTCTCAGTTTCTCATCTTGTATCGCCGCATCTACACTAGTTAATGCGTTCAACATGCAAATCCCTGATTCATCCCGCATTAGGACTATCCAATTGATTACACCATTTAAAAGAAAAACAGCTTTATCTGCATCCATTTCAACACTTTTGTAATCACCACCACCTGGATAGAAATTAAACTTATTGCCCCTCTTTACAACTTGAAACAGTTCATTTAAAGAAAAATCTTTTTCTTTCATTCTTTCTCCTCCTCTGGCCGGTAACAAAGCTCAACTCCGCTCTCAAATATTTTATTGATGATTATATCTGCACAGTCACATTCCTTGTCTATGCTCCATTCCTCTAATAAATCATCAAGCATACACTTCAAGCTTTCAATCTTTAATGTCCCCACTGGTTTATATACTATCATCCTTCTCCTCCTCTGGCAGATAAATTATCTTAGCTTCTTTATCCCCCTTTGGATTTGTGAGGGCTATCTTGTCAAGCTTACCAAATTCTTCGGGGAACATTCTTTCGAACATCCAAGCCCATGCAGTCCACTGAGATTCGCCTTGTTTCTTTATTTTCTTTAAACCCTCTTGAACAAATTCTGCTTGAGCGGCTTTTATAGCGTCCGCAATTTCAATGTACCCTTCTTCGCCTGCTTCACCCTTTTCAATCCATTCGTATAAAGCTGTTTTACTTATCCCACATAGGGCACATGCTTGTCTCTTAGGCATACCCTCTCTTAAAGCGGGCAGCAAAACATCCTTAACCCCATAATATTTAGTAGGTTGTCCCGGCTTACCTGGCATTACTCAATATCTCCCGATTTAATTTGATTATCATTTACTTGTCCGGGTTTGCTTGGTTTCATCAAAATCCACTTACCTTTGTGCTTTATATATCCATTACATTCTTGTCCTTCACCTGCCGAAACATATGAATGTGGGTTTTTGTCAACTACTATCACCTCATCGTTGTCGTCAAAATAAAGAATACGTGGATTTTTAGGTGATATATTTACTGTTAACTTAGTCTTATTTCTCTGTTCTCTGGTTAAACGTTTCATTGAACTACCTTCAACAACTCATCATCCTTCAAAGTTATAACCAGCGCCGCCACGGGCAAGTTTCCGTTGTCATTATCGTACTGAGTATAAAATGAAATAGTTTCGCCTGTTATGTTTATGGCTATGTCTTTGTGATAATAGGTTGTTATTTGCCTGGGATTTGTTTGGAAAAGGTCGGCGCCGTTTTCAATGGTGCCGTGGTTGTACATCGGTAGTGGTGTTGGTTGGGCGGGGGAATCTTTAGAACAACCGGCCAACATAAAAACCAGAGCGATTGCAAGCAATATACCTATAATACCTATTGCTAACGTTGCTAGGTCTACTTCTACTTTAAAATCTTTCTTCATCTCTTCTTTCTCCTCAATTTGTTAAACGGCCAAACAAAATTTGATAAATATCCTATTAAACCGCATAAAAATAATAATAAGAACTCCTCTATAATGTCAATCAATATTTCCATCAATTAAAGTCCATTTACCTTTTCGCACTATAAACCCGTTACGCTCCTGACCTTCTGATGAAGGAAGGTATGTACTTGGGTCCCCCTCTAATTTAACTGTGTAGATTTCGTTAACTCCATAAACTGATAATATTTTCTTACAAAAATATCTATACATTAATACAATCCTTAATTTCAATCTTTTCTCCTCAATTAAAAATTAATCCCCTGCTGTAACTTGGCACGGTAGGCAAAGCTGATTAGGCTTACCCTTTTGGTTATCAACCACAACAGTACCAAGCTACAGCAGGGGGGATTTCATCGCAATAAATATATATATCCTGCTAAACGATTGCTTCGACCACACCACTCAGGCGACTTTTGGGTAGTCTTTTTCAAGAGTATGGACTCAGATTTGTCTGCCTTCTTTTCGGACTCTACGAATAACACAGACAGAAGTGAATCAATATCTTTCAGTACGTCACACATGGCTCCACCAGTAACCATATGAACAGGTGAATTAAACCTCTTGACTGCTTTCCTTGCTTGGTCTAGTGCTTTAGCTACTATTTCTTTTTCTTTCTTGGTCATGTGCTTACTTCACTTATCTCATTACCGCAATAAATATCTGCCCCACGCCCGCAAGGATTTCGAATCCCTAGACCGGTCGGCTCGTATTCCTGCCCGACGGGGACAGTATTTAATGTGTCTCTTGAATTTGTTGAATCTGCCATCATCGTAAATATACCACCTTCTGTGGCAACTGGGGCAGATATATCTCTTAGTGTACATTTCATTGTTTGCTTAGTACTAATTCTGTATAGTGAAACCAACGCCCCTTAACATAACATTCATTACCATCAATCTGTTTAATCTTATCAGTAACACCATAAAAATAATAATGTGCAATTATCTCAACCCGCTCCCCGACTTTGAATTTGTTTTGTGTTCTATTCATTCTTGTTCAACTCAAGAATTGTCTCAAAATCTTCCTGTTGCCATACTTCCATACGAGCATAACTACCACAGCCGCCCGTGTTCCATTCTCCGCAATGAGGGCAAATGGGGAATTCGTCCCCGTTTTCGCCGTCAGGATATTCTGTTTCATACGGTTCGCATAAACTGGCAATGTGTCCGCATTTACAGCAACACATTTGTTCAGAATCTACTTTTTCTTTGCTTTTCATTGCTTTTCATTGTTTGATTAGTACTAATTTTGTATAGTGAAGTATTGATTTTCTTGAATGTGTCATATTATTAGCTTTACCCCAATCTAGCCAGCAATGATTTCCGCTAACATTAAGAATGGTTGCTATATCTCCGTTACGGATTACTTTAACCGACTCCCCGACTTTGAATTTGTTTTGTTGTCCTCTACACATTAATATATGGCTTACAAAACCATTCACCTTGATGTTTAAATTCTTCGAAATGCTTCTCTCCCCTTGAAGAACTTTCTCTCTTAATTCTAAAAATCATTACTTTCTCCTCTTTTACAATATATCTTCCTGTTGCCATCCATAAACCCTATTCTTCATTTTTTGTTGTATGCAATACCCTTTACCGAATTCATGCCGACAATCTTCTACAATATCCGCAGCAAGGTTAATTTCTTCAATAAGAGCTTTTTGAAAATACTCAATTGAATTATCTTCACTTAACTCAACATTTTCTAATTCCGCTATATTAATCGCTCTATCTAAAGTTGATTGGTTTAATTTCATTTCATTTTTCTCTTTTTTAGTTTCTTCTCTCATCACACCTACAATATAACATATTATATTTAACCTGCAAGGACTATATCATTTTTCTTTTGGAATTATGCAGCATTTTATTTATTATGTGTCATCATTAATTAAGAGGTTTCATCAATGGACGAAATACCAGATTTTTTTAACATCATATTCAGCCAGGATTTACTTGCAATGATTGCGACGATTATCGCCGCTACAAAGGTACTTAGAAACGCCCTAGGCAACATCAAAGGAACTTCGGCAATAGTATTGACTTTTATAATCTCCATCTTTGCCAGCGAGTTCACATACTTGCAAGAACTTGGTTGGATGCTTGCAGGATTTGTCGGTATCCTTGCGGGTGGCGTTGCTGCTGGGTTGTTCAAAACAACTAAGTTGCTCGGTAAGAATGTCGTTAAATTAAACAAAGTATAAATTCTCTTTTCCTCAAAACCCTCCGTTCTCTAGCGGGGGGTTTTAATTTTCAGTTAAACACGGGGTCCTATTTTAATCTTTCTTCCGCACTGATGGCAATATATGAAATTTGTTCTCTTCTATTTGACCGTCGGTGAATTCAAAATATTCTCTGCAAGCTGTTGCCCATGCGTTATCTTCCTCATCATAAACCCACAGACATTTTTTATCTCTCATTATTTATCCACCTTATCAATTCTAAATTAAAATGCTCTAGTGATTTAAAGTCAGGCGTATGTATTATCTTCCTAACTGCTTTTTGTCCGGTTGATAGTTTTCCATTTACAGACTTCAATTCAGGCGACCAGTACCGGCCGTCAGCATTCAAGACAATTAAGTCAGGTAAGTTCTTTAAATTACGACTGACGTTATTTTTCTGCCGGCTGAACACTTCGTTTGGGATATGGAAATATACTCCGCGTGGATTACCACCTACCCCGTATCTGCCATCTAATATATCTCCAGGCTTTACAAAACCGTTCCACATCAATAGGTTCTCGCACTGCTTTTGGAATGTTTTCTCTTGCTTATACGTGTCAGTGTAGACTGAGGTGCCTGGCTTTGCAAACTTAAGCCTGGGGTCTGATGATGCTGATTTATTACTCATTTACTGTTAACGCATACCTTTCAAGAAGTTTGATTGTTTCTTTTAATTCTTCATTCTCTTTTTCTAGTTCCTTATTTTCATATTCTAGGTTATAAGCATCTTCAGCGTCAACGCATTCACCATCTTCAACCTCACCAATATAAGCACCACATCTTTGACCATAATAGCAATCTGTTGATATTAAATCATATCTTTGTAATTTCATTCTTTAATCTCCTCTTTTAATGAAAGGCTTCTTAATAGAACGGGACCATAAAAACCCTGGGCAAATCTGTGTTCACCAATCTGGATAAATCCCCTTATTGTAAATTCAGTTTTTTCTTTATTGTCAACTAAGACATAATCCCCTACTTTGAAATCGTATTTCATCTTATCTCCTGTTTTAAAGTTTCAAAATGACGCAAGCACGGATTACCAGCTGCGTTATATTTTTCATCATGTGGCGTGTCGAAGTTAACTTTTGCCATTTCGACATGGTGTAAAATCTTTACAACTTCACCCGGTCCCAATGTTTGCTCTAAGTCTATATCTATTTGACCTATTTGGTGCATCTGCCCAGATTCTTTATCGTATGCTTGGTATTTAATCTTTCTCATTTTATCTCCTTTTTAAAATGGTAAATCTTCCTGAATTTCAAACTTAACATCGCACTTTTGACACTCGTAATATAGAGCCCATTCAACTACAATAGTGCTTATATTCGGTCTAACTACATATCCATCACAGTAATAGCAATATCTTTTGTTTCCTTCCGCTCTGAGTTCATCTGCTGGCATGTCAATGCGTTCGAGCTCGAGTCTCTTTTCAATGTGTTGTTTAATAGCAGGTTTGATATAGGTTTTATCGTACCACTCAACCAGACATTGCTCATTCGTTTTCCAGTTCTTATTTTCCGGGTTTTTGTGAGGTTTTACATTTATGGCCGCAATTGCATCATGAAACTCTCTGGTTGGCAGCCGCCTGTATTCTCCATCTCCTACCGGTTTCCATTTTTCGCTTTCAGGCCTATCACATATAGCTTTAAATCTTGACAAGTCATCAAAGAAATCCTTCCCAGAACCTAACTTAGAACTGAAATTTTCGCTCCAATCTCTAAAGGATTTAATTAATAGCTCCGGCGTGTATCGTTTGAACATATCGTTGAATCGTTGCAGTTTGGCGTTCCTTTCTTCCGGGCTCACGAAATTCTTGTGTAGAAATAGGTTGTCAATGTGATTTACCAAGTCTTCTAGTCTTTCCATACGTAGGGTTTCCTTTCGACTTCAGTTGTGCCGTTTGCTTTCTTTTTATTAAACAATATCGCCTTCTTGGTGTCTTCCCATCTGCCTTGGTTTAGATAGGTCATTGGTAGGGGGATGAATCCACTTTCTACGTACGAACGTTTTTGGTCTATAATTAAATCTATCAAAAGTTCAGGGTGTACCCAGGTTTTTAAATGCGTCGGCTCTATTATCTTTTTCCACTTCTCAAAACATTTCGGCTTTGCTATATTCCGTTTCATATCTATCCAATGGCTCCACCATTCCTCAAACTCTGGGGTATAATCCCCCCCGCCTTTCTTCAACTCTGGTTTCATAGATTTATCACAATTCAAACAAACATCTGGACTAGATATATCTCCGCCAAAAGTAGCAATAGCAGGTTTAATACATTTGCAATACTCTGATTCTGCGCTGACGGGGGGGTTGTTACGCTCAATACTTTCTTTAATAGCTGTTTCAAACTTGGTTGGTTGCCTTTCGTCTGTTTTGTTGAACCTATCTATAAGGCCATTCGGATTAATAGTAATATCTCCATCATCCAAAATTTTTATGTCTTTATCTTTTTGCATCTTGAGCCATTCTGATTCATCGATATTGCATTTCAACATATAATCTTCTTTTGTGAATTCTCTCCATCGGGGTTCCTCGTTGTGTCCTGGGCAATAATTAATGTCTATTAAATAAAGGTCGTGCGATTTTTTCGCACAAGGTTCTTTATCTTCTTCTATTTTATTATCTCTTTTAGTTTTATTATCTTCTTTAGTATTACTATAGGCCAGGTTTATTGGAGCCTCGGATATTTCGGACTCTCCAATTTCTCCGACCTCCAATATATCCGGTCTCCGTGATTTTGAGGTGCGGTACTTATCGCTTAACTCCTTTCTTTCAAATATTACATACTCGCTTCCATCAAATTTTCCTTTTTCACCTTTTATTTTTTCAAGAATAGCATATCCATTTTCGACCAATTGCTTGAAAGATATTTCAATTTTATGCTTTGTGTTCTTAGGGAAGCGTTTGCAAATTTGACTCTTCCTGGCTTTCCAATTGTTAGGTTTGCTTAAAAGATAAACTAACAAAGCCATACCTTCCATTGATAAATTTATATCATTTATAGGTTGATTGTCAATTGTAGAGAATTCTCTTTCTTTATGTATTCTTACGTTACTCATGATGTTTTATCCTTTATTCGTTCTGTAATCGGCTTGTCAATATATTCTTGTGCATCATCTATAGATTCAACCATAGACTGAATCATAGAGCGTAGTTTAGTTATGTTGCGGCCGGTTTCAAATTTCGTTTCATCCAGAAAGTCTTTGAACCATTCATATGATTCAGAAAATTTTAAATGTAACGTAATTTCGCTTAAATTTACTTCAGTTACTTTTATCATGATGTTTTATCCTCTATTTTAATTTTATCGGGGTCTGGGAGTCCTTTCCATTTTGGAATACGGGGTCAGTAAATCATCCGCTATGAATGAGAATGACAAAAATTTCTTGTTTATCAATATCAAATTCAACCCGACTTACCTCTCCTCCAACACTCTTTTTATCGCTTTCTACATAATCACCACTTCTAGGTATTGGCAATTGCCAGTTTTTTATTGTAAACCTTTCTGTTTTTTCAAACATCCTACCGCTTCTAAATACAAGAGTTATGTCCACAATAAAACTCCTTTTGAATTTGACATTATGTTTCTCCTTTTAAATTAAGAAAATATGAGAGTACAATTCGTATCGTCGGCCTAATACTTTTGAGTGTTACCGGTATTTTTCAACCGTACCGGGCAATGCCTTTTCACCCGTTTAACTGCGTTTCCGCCACTCTCATATTTTCAATGAACTAATTCTTAGTAAAACCAGATTCAAGCTCAGCGATTATTTGAATAAATTCATGTGGATTGTTATACTTTCCGAAAAGCTTAACAAAGGCCTTATATCCTGAATACAGTTCATCTGTGTGAACCCGGATAAAGTTCACTACGTTGGAATTGCCTTCTATCTCTAATAGCTTCATATGTTACCCCCTGCTTGCCGTCTATTTGCATTCTTTGAACGCCAAATTTCAATTCTCAACTCCAAAGTATGCCTTTTGTTTTTGAGAATCAAAGCATCAGATTCAGCATCCTTTAGTTTAATCAAGTGCTCTTTGTATTCTTCACTTGCTAAAGCCTCGGTTTCTCTTGCTGCGTCACTACTTAACGTTGAAATCATTTTTACGACAGCCTTTTTGGTATCCTTAGAACGCTTCAAATACTCAGCGTAAGCGATTGCTTGGGCTGCGCTTTCATCTGTATTAGCCAGAAACTGCAATGCATCACTAACATCTTTTATTTCTTCAGTCATCTTTCTCCTTCATTGAAGTTTGTTATCTTGCCGGATTTTATTAGTATTGGTACGCCTGGCTTCATTTTATTCTCGTTATCTTAGCCCCAACTGGAATTGTATTCAGGGACGTACCTGTGGGTTTATGCTCATTGAATTCAGACTTTTTATTTTGAAGTTTATTTAAATATTTCTTCTCGATACTTTCTTCAATTAAATCAAAATCACATTCATGTTTACCTAGACAGCATTTTATTTTTCCAATATCATAAGCAACTGTATGGTAATTATCTCGATTCTCTTCTTTTACTTCCGTCAAATCAAGTAAAAATTCCTTCATTTCTCCTCCTCAATTGATTCTTTTAACTTACCTTCCAAGTCGGCGCCGGTCTTAAGTTCTTCAACAAACCGGGTGACTTCATTTTTTAGGTTGTCTATGTATTCTTGGTCGGGTTGAACCCGAAAGCATTTATATTCCTCTTCTGCTTCAGGATGACCAAGGATATAATCCCAGAACTCGGCCTCCATATATCCGATGTAGCCTTGAACCTGTGCCTTATCGCCTGGGAACATGCCATCTAGTTTATTATGTTTATCGATTCCATAACACTTAATCTCTGCCCCGCTCCGTCTTTCTTCGAATAAATTACAATTCAATATGTCCGGACTTAAAACTATATCGTCATTAATAATTACAACTTTGCCAGTTTCTTCAATATCCCACCCTGATTCATATCTTGATATAAACTCCGGCTCTAATAAAGCTCCGCGATTGTTCTGCAAAACTTCTTGGCAAGGCATAGAAGAGATACCAGTTTGCCTTTCTGTGATAAGCTGCTTTAAATATGAGGCTCTAGTTTTACCGTTGCCCTTAGCTAAAATCTTTTTAAACCCATGGCCGGAAACCTTGCCAATATGTAAATATATCCATAGGTCCGACCCAACCTCCGCGTCAACTGTTTTCATTTTTCAAATACTCAACGATTGAGTTGCTGATTTGCTTAACTTTCTCAACAGAGATGTCATCAACCTTTTTAAAATCACCTCTCACAGACTCCCATAACAATTCAGGGTCTTCGGATTTTTTCATTTCTTTTTTTATCTTTTGCACTGTTTCTGGTTTGATGAAATTATTTGCCGGCACAGGATTACCTTTCTTCTCTGAGTACTTACTGCTGTGGTCAACCTGACCCAAGTAAACATCTGCCCCAACTCCGATAGCTTTCATTGCTACGCTCAAAGCGTCCGTGGTTGCCATTTTGTAGCATTCATCGGAAACGTGTAAACCGCCTTTTTCCATAGTAGCTATCTTACTTCCACCTGTACCTTGAATCCATTCAGACCATTCACCTTTTTCACCATCAGCCTTGTACTTCAATCTGATATTAGAGAATGCACACACATCGGACACACCTTCAAGTTTTTCCAGCCACTGTTTTTCAATTTCGTATGTCCATCCAAAGCCAACGGCACCGAACATCTCAGTCATTATTTTAATGCGCCATTGTGGGCTAATGTCGGTCATGCCGGAAAGCCTACCGCCTGCAATCTTTTTCATTGCTTCAGGTGGGGGAGTTTTTACGGCATCCCATATTTTTAGATTATCTACCCTAACCGGGATTTCTAACATTTCACTCATTTCTCTTTTTCTCCTCAATTTAAAAATTAGTTGCAATCTCGGTGAATACCATGCATGGCTTACTCATAGAAACTTTCTCTAAAGAACATTGGGTATTGATATGTTATTGTATGTCATTGCAATGCCTTTCCCAAGATTCTTTTATTTCTGAATCTGACTCTGGATGTTCTGGACATTGCCTGGGGATGTGCATTTGATTATAGATTATAGATACTTCCATGTTGGTCAAATCACCGTATTGCTTATTAAAAAAATCTTTTGCAAATTTTTGCTTATTTTTCTCTGATAAGGAATTAAACCAAGTTGCAATTTTTTTCTTATTCATATAAAAAATCCTTACCGCGCCAGTTCATTTTCAAGTTCTTCTATTTGAGCCTCTAAAATTAACTCATGTAAGTGTTGCGTCTTGGCTATGCTTTCAGGTAGATTTAAAGCAAGATTATCTTTAACGATATTAAGCCTGGTGTTCTTTAATCTTAACGCATCTATCGGTTTAATCAATTTATTAGGCATATCTTTACTCCTTTAAGATTTTATCCTTGTCTTTGCCTTTTAATGATGCATAAAATTCATCAACCCGTCTCAGTGCCCAAGTAAAGAAGTTACCTGATAACGTCTCACGCTGAAGTTTATCGTACGGGGGGTCATTTTCTGTGTTTAAATATAAACTTGTAATTCTGTAATCGTTATTCTTATTATCCAAGCTGTTGCTCCTTTTTAATTCTGATTCATCCGGTAAATTGTCAATATCCTTTAATGATATTCTAACCAATTCTTTCTCATCGTCACCTAAGCTTCGCCAAAAAGCCATTGATAAACCTTCAAATTGATTATATCTATTTTTGTAAACAAAAGTGGCTTGCCATGCCTGCTTATGTGGCGTCGTCATCAGTACGCACTCCTTTCATCTGTTCGCTCGACGTGACAATTTAGTCCTTTAAGATTCATCTTCTTTCCTACAGTGTAATGTTTCTAAAGCCATCAGTCTGTCAGCAAAAGAATGTCTCTGGCCAATCTTAAGATTAAATTCTTCGGCGTAATCGTATTGTAAACTTCTTAATTGCTCGTAAAACACATCAGCCTTATCGAAAGCGCCTGTTTCAATAGCAAGCGCATAATCACTAAGTTTATCTTCGACCATCTCCCCCCAATCCTTTTTCGGATGTTCTTCCGGACATGCTGCATATTGACAGTTACACATGGGCAACTCCTTTCTCAAAATGTTTAATTGCCTTAGCGTCGTAAAATCCGAGCAGACCCCAATCAGTTCTCGGAATAATTGGGTCAACCTTTCTCCCAGCAATAAAACCACACTTGTATTCTGTGAATTGCTGGTCATTATAATGCCCAAATTTAGTTATAACCTCATCGCCAACTGCATCGAACATTGTTGTTGATGGTTGCTTGTTCCCCGAGTTGTTATGTTTCATTGTCCACCACATTTTGTTTCCCTCGATTGGTTAGTTATTGCCTACACTATCAAATATAACATATTATATTTGAATAACAAGGGTTATTATTTTTTAATTAAAAAAACCGCCAAAACTTTTTAGTAATGGCGGTTTTAAGTTTACCGGTCAGTCCAGGGTGGCAAGCCTGGGTAGGTGGTTGGGGTTTCTTTTGGTGAATCATCAGCCGGGTCTGACCCATCACCCGGCTCTTGGTCTGCTTTCATGGTATCTCCTTTTTGGGTTAGTATTTATATTAAGTTATGGTTCTATATTTAGTTTGAAGCTCAAAAGATTTTTCTTTCCCACAATCATCACAAACATATTCTGCAATTTCTATAGTCTCAGTTTTGTTTGAATAGCAAATAATAGATAAATAGCCACCGCAATCACATTTAATATCAAGCCAAACTTTCCAGCCTGGTTTACGTTTGCGCTTTGGTTTGTCGGGTTTACATCGGTGTTCACACTCGGGTCCGTGAATGGCGCAAGCTGGAACGAGGGGTTTTTTATGGAATCGATTGCTTACTATCCTATATACTGTACCCTTAGAAATGCCGGTTTCTTTTGCAATATTTCCAAAACTGATATTCCCGCAACGAAGGGTTTTAACCTCCGCAATATCATCACCTGTGATATCAATCGTTTTCATAGCATATAATCCTTTAAAAGGTGCGTTCAGAGCTTGAACGGTGCAATTACCAGATTAATCTCTTCACTCCTGTTCAACTAATCTATAAGTCCTAACATTGCCATCCTTGTCGGTTCTAATTACTACAAGATTTTCAACTATATCAGGGCTCGCTCTATCAATGAAATCAAAGCCTATTATTACAGACATGCCGCTTTCATTACCCGCCTGGTCGTAAGCTGTCACTCCTACAAAATAACGAATGTTTGATTCCCAATTCCAGTTGACTCTCTCTTTAACTCTAGTCTCGTCTTCTGGGTCAGTCTCACCCCAGCCAACATCAGCTAGTGAATTGAGACTCAAGGAGTCTGTACTAAAATATATCCTATACCCCCCTAAGTCGGATTCGCTGTTTTTATCCCAACTCAAGTCAATTTTCTGCCCATAACCAGCCGTTGCGGCTAACCATGGGATTATTATACTTGCAATTATGTATCTCATCTTTTTCTCCTCAAATTAAATTAATATCATCAAATATAACATATTATATTGAAATAGCAAGGGGAAAAAGAAGAAACTATTTCTTGCATTTATCATTATAATATGTTATATTTAGTTTAGAATATTGGGGTGCTGGTCTGATGGAGACCTTTCGATTAATTTAGCGATTAAATCCGAGACTAGGTTAAAACTTGATAGCTACAAGTTGGTTTGCCTGGGAAACGGGCTAGTCCCGTTATGTCGGTTCGATTCCGACGTACTCCACTAAGCAAGAAAAATCAACTGAGTAAATCCAAAATAGGTTTCAGCTCTGATTTTTTAATAATGAGAGTGGTGGGTTAATAGATTGCAGTGCGGTCCTGTAGACAAGATGAAAATCTTGGTTCGCCTGGGTTCGACTCCCGGCCTATTGCGCCTGCCTACTCTCATTTTTTGATAAACGGAAATATGGGAGTGGCTATCATACGATGATGTAAGGAAAGCCAGGCGCTCTGGACGAACCATCTCATATTTTCTATGCTTAAACCTTCACCAATGTAAATTAAGGAAATAAAAAACCCCCGACCATAATAGCCGGAGGTTCGGGGGAGTGAAGAAGATGCACCCCTTACGGGGTGGAGTGGAATTCTTTTAAGAAACCAATGCTTGTTTTGTTTTCCCGTATATCTGTTTGAATTACTGGAATCTTTTCATTCAAGCTCCCCAGTGAATCGAAAATCAAAATAAGAAGCGTAATGATTAATGTTCCAAGAATAGTCGTTGCATTTATGATACGCGGTTTCTGTTCCAAGGCTTTAAGTATTCTTTCGGCCTGTTCTTCGCTCATTGCCTTACCTCTAAATTAAGTTGCAGTTTATTATTAGTTGGTTCTAATTTAGACATGTCCTTTACCTTTAGAATAACATTAAAATTCTGCGTCCTGCTGCTGGATTTGGCTCCCATACTCCTATGTTCCAGTCATTCCATAGTTGCCCGGAAACTGAGCCTCCCATATTTCCGGTGCCTTTAAATATGTCATCGTCAAACGCGAATACTCCATCTGCGCTTAGGTCTACGCCATCGCCCGCGTCCGCGCCATCGCTGCCACTTGCTAGCCTATAGTCATCTGCCCCTGCATTTATAAAGGTGAATGTTGTATTTGCCTGGTTGTTTGTGTTTGAATTGAAGTTGGTGGCATTAGTGGCTTGGTCTCCGTAGCAGTTAACACCAACACCTAGGGTTTCGTGCCGGTCATAGTCTTGACCATTACCATCCGATACGCAATTCTTTAAAGTTACCAATGCGTTCTGTAAATCAAAACCATCGAGTACATTATTAACTGCTGTACAATTATAGAAAAAACCTGTACTTGCTATGCTTCCTCTACCATCACCGTCTTGGAATGAACAGTTAATAAAACCGCTTGTTGTTGAAGACGCATTATGCCTGCCACCATAAGTTGTTCCTGTACCGGCGTTCGTGTTGTCGAAAACTATACATCCCACAACCTCATTTCCTGTGTTGTTTAATTCAATAGCTGCTCTAATTGCCGTGCCGTTGATATTTAATCTTATCAACAAGTCCTGAATCTTACTGTTGTCTTCTTGCACCTGTATGCAATCAACATCCGTAGTGGAAATAATAGTAAATCCATTTAGGACAGTTCCATCATGTCCCTGACCTGTTGCTGGCCTAATTAATCGATAAAAAGTTGCGCTTGTCGTTGCACCAGATAAAACCACTACGTCATCAAAAGACACCGCATCGTCCCGGCAATCTAATATTTCCCCCGCCGTGGCTGTAACCAAGTCGTTATCAGTTGCCGATTCCCACGTGGCCAAAGAGGTGAAATCTGGGCTATTACCAGCTACGCCATAAGTTCTAACTACAGGACTTGTCGGTGTTTGCCTGGATGTTGCCGCAAGCAAGCAGCATGGTAACAATATTAACGCCAGTATCTTTGATAGAGTTTGTCCCATACCAATCCTTCTATATTAAATAAACCGTTCTTTAAAACGAACTTTAAATCATCATCCAACACATGAACCTGTGTCGTATCAAATGCCGGCCACTGTGTTTTTAAATCGCTGAATCTTATTGAGAACCTGCGTTTATCAAAGCCATCGATACTTACTGTTAACGAGTCCATGATGTCCCGGCTAAATCCCTGAACTCTCAAGGCGATGAAGTTGTCTACTTCAGCCGTACCAAGTCCCTCCGTTTGCGCCATCTCCGGGCGTGCGTCGATTACATCCCCTTCCTTGTATCTCTCGTGGCCGCTCTTTAAATCCGCCTTGCTTTCCATGGCTATGAGAACCCGGTAAACCCGGTAATCCTTATAGGTCTCCTGTGCCTTAATTAAGGCTGGGAGAAGCAAGCTAATGATTATGACTATATTCATTCTGTAATGCATTCCATACCTGCTCTTCAGTTAATAAGTCTCGGCCATCTTCGCCACGTGTCTGGTTGAATTCTTTTGTCATTAATGATGTCATTGCTTTTGCGAACATTCTAAACTGTGGGTCATTGTTTAATCTTCTGATGGAATCGTTGCAATGCTCTTTGTTTGTATCCTGTTCTTTGAGAACATAACAATTATCAATTTCTGTCTGTGTTCCATTCCTTATTATATTACTCTCTGGAATAGCTATTTTCGGTAGTTCAATCCCGTCAGGTAATTCAGGGTTTATTAAAACTCCGTAGAACAGGGAATTGGCTTTGCTGAACGTCTGGCCTTTCTTTGAAATCTTTATGACTTCTCCGGACGAAATGCGATACAAGGCTGTGACTCCTTTAACCTGGTAATCACCGATAGGTTTATACAATGTCCGCTTGTGTTCTTTTAAATTGAGTGCCTCGGAAGGCTTTTTCTTTTCAGCCATTCCAAAGCCTATCATCAAAAAAATTGCAACTAGCATTAAAAAATATCTCATGATAACCTTTCAATTGTATGTAAAGTTGAATGTTACTGTCATGCTTGTTACTGAGCCCGAGACGGATGTAATTTGCAAATTCAGGTAGTCTGTAGCATCTACGACCGGATTAGTCAGAGAGCCATCATCATTCACATTTGTACCCGCTGTTCCTGTTATGTCTGAATCAATGGCAACCGGACTATCTCCATTTGCATCGGCTTCAAAGAGTCCGAATACAACATTGGTTCCGCCCTCAACAAGAATACTTATTCTCGTTATGGTCATCGCAAAAGGAACACGCCACAAAGGATAATCATCGGTTGCTACGGGACTTATAAGGACAAAGGATTTCGAATGTTCAAAGCTCACGTTGCTGGCAGTGGTTGTGGTTGTTGAGTTGCCGGTTAAGGCTCCTACGAAAGTTGTACTGGTGACTGAGCCCGTACTTGGGTTGTAATTAAAAGTACCGTCAGATTCAAGTCCTAGATTACCTCCGCCCAGCGCACCACCCGACGTAAAGATAACCGCGTTTGTCTCTGCTGTTGATTCATTGTCGGTTATGGTCAAAGTCGTTGCTAAAGTTGCCAGGTCTATGGTGATATCATTTGCGACATTTGCGTCCGGCAATACCCCTGATACGTCTGTGGTTAAAACTACTAGCCCCCTAATGATATCCTGCCCGGACAAAGTTATATAGTCTGGTGTACCGGATAAAGTTACTGCGTCATGACCTCCCGGAACTGCCTCCCATGATGCAATGCTTCCCGTAGAGTTGAAAGTCAAAACTTCGTTGTCGGCAGGAACATCTGATAGTTGCCAAGTGAATCTCAGTACGTTTTCATCATTAAAGATAAGGTCGTCCACTACGTCAATAGTAAGAGCAGAGGCAGGCGCTTCGAGTTGTAACGTAGTCCCGGTAATCACCCGAAAGATATTCGTTACTACATCGGTGGCATGTTTAAAATCTACCTGCGGCCTGGTAATAATCAAGGTTGATGTTGTTTGCGCAAAAGCTGTGGTGCATAAAATCAAAAACAATAGAATGGTTTTCATCTTCTTACCTTAAAAAAATTACAATATCAATACTGGTTATCGTTCCTATTCCCCTGTCGAACAAAGTAAACCCGCCCGTAGTTACGCCGCTCACTCCCGCATCACCATCGCCCACAACAACGGCCTGTACAACTGGAATAGCGGATAGGGTGGCTGGCAGATTGTCGAAAGGTGCAGTGCCGAATGTCTTTACTCCAACCGTTACCCCCTTGTAAGTTTTTACAGGCGATACAGTTGAATGTCTACCTAATAGAATGCCCATTATTTCTTCTTCTTTGTCTCTTCCGGTTCACCATTTTGCAAAAGTGCGATGCCTATTTTAAACAAATCAAGCTCTATCATATCCTTAACCTTTGCTTCAATTTTAGGGTTGGCACATTCTGAAATATTCGGATTTAAAATCAATCCTTCTTTATCGAGGAAAGTGCTTAACTTTTTGATTTTATCTTCTGACGCTTGTTCCATTTTGGTTCTCCTATACCACTATTTCTATGGTATTATTTGATTGTACGATTTCCAAAGGTGCAAGCGCAATGAGGTTTTGAATAAAGTCTTGGTCTCCCCCGTAAACAAATCTTTCAAAGTCGCTTAGGGTTGATGTCCCATCAGCGACGAAAACTATATCAACTGTCTGTGTGTTTGTTAGTTTATAAAATCCGCCACCAATTTCAGTCATGGCCGCATTCGTTAAAACCTGAGCATCTGTATCGGTTCTCCAGGCGTTCACAGTCGGACTCAAGCCGGTTGCAAGTACGCCATTATTAACGAACCATGCAACGATGAACTCATTGGCGGTATCGTTAGAAACATTCTCTCCGAATACAAACCTTTCGTTTCCTATGAGGGTTGCTGTGCCATCTATCACCCAAACAATGTCAACCCCCTCGTTGAAGGTCGTATAAGTGAATTTGTATTGACCGCCGGCAATCTCGGTCAATGCGCCATCGTTTATCAGGACAGCATTATTAGACACCTGAAATATATCTATCGTAGGACTGAGGCCGGTCTTAGGGTTTCCGTTATTTTCAAAGTAAGCTGTAATTATTTTCGTACTCAATTTACTATATCCCTTGCGTTGACAATCACCAAATCAATATCAGTTGACTTGGTTATGTTGCTGGCTGATATTTCAGTTTTTATTTCAGCCTTGTAGGTTTTTGCGGTCTGCGTGCTGTTTGTGGCAGAAATGGGGAATGTTGCTAATCCCTGCGCGCCATTGGTTTTATCAAAAAGAGCATTGGCCACGGTAAATAAAACTGTGTCTAGTTCAGGGTCAGAGACCGCAGTAAAGGTAAAGGTTGCGCTGGTTACATCGATAACAGCTCCCGCACTATCTACTACTCTGATTTGTTGAGTGATAGCGTCGCCTTGTTTGAGTGTGATTGTTAAAACTTTAGCCATATTATTGCTCTATAAATTGCATTGAACATTTCCAGTTTACCGTAGTTGCAGCCAAGCCCTTTACACTTGCTTTGACATCGTTGCCAGAGACGGTTATATTAACATCCCAATTTGAATCTGAATACTCTTCTAAAGTTAAAGTAACGTTGCCTTGCAGAGTTGCACCTCCACCATCTCGATAGAGAACAGCTTGCTTGATAACTCCACATCTTTCACTGCCATCTAATTTAGTGCCGACGACATTAATTTGAACCATGTAGGTCTCTTCATCGTCCAGGGTGAAAGAGTCAATCGTCGTCTGAGTAGCATTTGTGGTTTGAACAGAGGTATCTGGCCGTACTTGCCACGCAGTACCACCAACAACTACAACTTCGCTACCATCATAACATTCAACATGATTATCGACAATGATTATAAATTCATCGTCAAGTGTAAGAGCGTCACGCTGTGTCCCAGTAATCGCAACTGTTACATCACTAAACGTACCAACCAAATCCTCTCGAATATTTTTATAAGCATCAGTAACGTCCATTTTCTTGGACTCAGCGACAACTACCGAACTACCATCTTTAAACAGAACCTTAGTCATATCTCCTAAATCTGGGTCATCCAGACTAGTAAGTTCAGTGAAAGTATGGGATGCAAATCTATTCAGAAGGTCATCGCGATAAAGTTCTTTTAAGCTCATATCTCACCTAATCAGTAACATAAATTGCTGCGAATGAAGTAGTTATTCCACTGCTACCTGAATTGCGGGTAATCTGCGGTTTGATTCTTTCGCCTTGCACAGCTGCCAACGGGTATGTCCTACTAGCATCCTGAGCATCACTTGCTACAGCTATTTTAGATTGCACGTTATCATCTAAATTACCAAAAAGGCCGGCAATGGTCACGGATGCACCTGCTGATTCCGCTGCCAGGCTGTCAGAAGCAACCAGAGTTATAGTTCCGGCTGTTACAGTAGCAATCGTAAAGTTACTATTATTACTGGCTGAGCCAGTGACCGCAATCGTATCGTCTGCCTTGAAACCTGCCGTCAGAAACCCATTCCCACTATCGGTGATGGTATCAGGATTGGAATCAACAAATGCTATGGTGGTTGCTGTAATTGCAGTAGTTATACTCTTGACCCATTTGAATCTAAAGTCTACCGTACCGCCTGAACTTTCGACAGTCCATCCTGGCGTAATAGAACCGTCAAAAGGGAAATTACCAAAAAATTGATGCTCTCCATTTAACTCATTTGTTAATCGCCATCCCTCCATCGTAGAACCTGCAATAAGCGCATCGCCAACAGTTCCGAAAACCATGTCCGTAAATACATTATTGATTATGGTTCCATTAGCTATTGATTTATCATTGAC